ATCTTATCTTAATTTAGACTGGAAGCCCGTACCAGTTATTCCAAAATTTGTAGATATAGTAGTTAACGGTATGGCTCAAAGAAACTACGAAATAAATTGTTTTTCTCAAGACGAATTTGGTGTTCAAAAAAGAACTGAATATATGGAGTCTATATTACGAGATATAGAATCTAAAAAGTTTAATGACATAGCAATGGAACAGTTTGGTGTTGATTTATATGAAAACGATAAAGAAAAAATACCACAAGATCAAGATGAATTAAAATTACATATGCAACTTGACTTTAAGCAAGCTGTAGAATTAGCTGAGGAACAAGCGTTAAGTGTTTTATTAGAAAATAGTGATTACGATTTAATTAGACGTAGAGTGCTCTATGACTTAACAGTGATAGGTATTGGTGCAACTAAAACTACTTTTGATTTTAGCAGTGGGGCTAAAGCACAATATGTAGATCCGGCTGATTTAGTGTATTCGCACACAGAGTCTCCATATTTTGAAGATGTATATTACATAGGTGAAGTAAAAGAATTACCTATAAATGAATTAGTAAAAGAATTTCCAGAATTATCTGAAAGCGAAATAAATGATTTAGTTAATAAATATGCGTATCCATTAGACTACGTTACTCACAAAGATAAAAACAAAGTTCAAGTTTTATATTTTAATTATAAAACTCATATGAACAATGTTTATAAACTAAAAACAACAGGAACTGGAGCACAAAAAGTAATTCAAAAAGATGATTCATTTAACCCACCAGAAAACAAAACTGGAGATTTTGAAAAGCTAGAAAGAGTTGTAGAGACTTTATACGAAGGTGTTTATGTAATAGGCGCTGATGCTTTGTTGAAGTGGAGAATGTGTCCTAATATGATGAGAACAGATTCTGATTTTAGTAGAGTAAAAATGAACTATCAAATAGTAGCACCTAGAATATACGAAGGTAGAATAGAGTCTGTTGTTAGCAGAATAACAACGTTTGCTGATATGATACAATTAACTCATTTAAAGCTACAGCAAGTAATGGCACGTATGGTGCCAGATGGTGTTTACTTAGACGCCGATGGTTTAGCTGAAATAGATCTTGGCAATGGAACAAATTATAATCCACAAGAAGCTTTAAACATGTTCTTCCAAACAGGTAGTGTTATAGGTAGAAGTTTTACTTCAGAAGGAGATATGAATCCTGGTAAAGTACCAATACAGCAAATAAGCAATGGAGTTAATGGTGGTAAATTGCAAAGCTTAATTACGACATATAATTACTATATGCAGATGATTCGTGATGTAACAGGTTTAAACGAAGCTAGAGACGGTAGCACTCCAGATAAAAACGCTTTAGTTGGAGTACAAAAACTAGCAGCTGCTAATTCTAATACAGCAACAAGACATATATTACAGTCTATGTTATTTATAACCGCTGAAGTAGCAGAGTGCTTATCTTTACGTATAGCTGATATAATAGAATACTCGCCAACTAAAGATGCTTTTATAAGAGCTTTAGGATCTCATAATGTAGCAACTTTAGATGAAATGAAAAACTTACACTTATATGATTTTGGTATATTTATAGAATTAATGCCAGATGAAGAAGACAAGGCTAGATTAGAAAATAATATACAAGCAGCGTTAAATCAAGGTAGTATTGATTTAGATGATGCTATAGACTTACGTAATGTTAGAAATGTAAAGCTAGCTAATCAACTTTTAAAAATGAAAAGAAAAGCTAAAGCTGCTAGAGATCAACAAGCACAACAAGCTAATATGATGGCTCAAGCTCAAGCTAATTCTCAAGCTCAACAAGCCGCGGCGCAAGCAGAAATAACAAAAGCAAATGCTAAAACCAATGCAGAGGCTAAGTTAGAAGAGACAAGAAATCAATTAAAAATTAATTATTTACAACAAGAAGTTGAATCTAAAAAACAATTAATGCAATTTGAATTTGATTTAAACTCTAAATTAGAAGAAATAAGAAGTGGATCAAATGATGTTAAAGAAAACAAAAGAGAAGATAGAAAAGACGCAAGAGTTGACAGGCAAGCTAAGCATCAAATGAATATGATAGAGCAAAGAAAGCAGGGTGATTCCGTTAATAAATTCGAATCATCAGGTAATGATATACTTAGTGGAGGAGCAAACATGGAAAAGTTTGGCCTCTAATTTTTTAATATTTTATAAAATTTTATTATGACAGAAGAAATTAAAGAAGTTGTTGAAGAAACAACAGAACAACCTATAGAAGAAACTATAGAAGAAGCTATAGACGAATCTAAATTTGACAGCGCTGACGATCCAGACGTTATTAAAGTAGATTTAAGTAAGCCGCCTCTAGATAAAGAAGAGGTAGTTGAAGATAAAAAAGAAAACGTAGAAGAAGTTGTAGAAGAGGTAACTGAGCAACCAGTTATGGAAGAGGTTACCGAAGAAGAAAAAGTAGAAGAAGTTACAGAGGCAGTAGAAGAAGCTGTTGAAGAAGCGGTAGCTACTGGAAAACCATTACCAGAAAATATACAAAAACTTGTAGACTTTATGGACGAGACTGGTGGTGATATAAATGACTACGTACAATTAAATAGAGACATTTCTAAAATGGATGACTCTGATGTGTTAGATGAGTATTACAGATCGACAAAACCTCATTTAACAGCTGAAGAAAGAAACTTCTTAATGGAAGACACATTTAGTTATGATGAAGAAATAGACGATGAAAAAACTAAACGTAAAAAGAAAATAGCCCTCAAAGAGCAAGTTGCCGAGGCTAGAGCCCACTTAGACGGGCAAAAGTCTAAATATTACGAAGAAATTAAAGCTGGCGGTAGATTAACAGAAGATCAACAAAAAGCTATTAATTTCTACAATGAATCTGAAAAACGAAAAGAAGAGACTAATAAAAACAAAAGAACCTTTTTAAATAAAACTGATAGTTTCTTTGGACAAGAATTCAAAGGTTTTGAATACAATGTCGGAGATAAAAAATATCGTTTTAATGTTAAAGATGTAAATAAAGTAAAAGAAGCTCAAAGTGACATTAATAATTTTCTCAGTAAGTTTACTGATAAAGAAAAAACAAATATTGAAGATACAGCGGGTTATCATAAATCTTTATTTACAGCTATGAATCCAGATGCTATTGCCAAGCACTTTTACGAGCAAGGCAAAGCAGATGCTATAAAAGGTCAAGTTGCTAAAGATAAAAATATTGATTTAAATCCTAGAAAAACGCACGGCGAAACAAATGTTGGGGGCGTTAAGTATAAGGTTTTAGGTCAATCTTCTTCTGATATTAAAAACAGATCATTTAAAATTAGAAAGAAAAATTAACAATTAAAATTTAAAAATTATGGCAATAACTGCAGGAGGTAGTTTAAATAGTGTACCTGCTCCACAAAAGCAAACACTTAATACAAACTACGTAGATTTTACGAGTACAGCAACTGAAGGCTGGGCTCAACAATACCTGCCTGACTTAATGGAAAAAGAAGCTGAAGTTTTCGGACCGAGAACTATATCAGGCTTTTTAGCTCAAGTTGGTGCAGAAGAGGCTATGACATCTGATAGAGTCATTTGGTCTGAACAAGGTAGATTACACTTATCACTAATTGGTACTTTAGATGTAGACGGTAACGTTTCATCTACAGGAACAACTGGTAAATTTACAAGTGTTAAAGACGTTGATGGTAACGCAATTACAACTACACACGGTGTTAGAAATCATGATATTGTTTTATTAGCATCTGCTGGTAAAGTATCAAGATGTTTAGTTGTAGCTGTTGATGGTGCGGATATAGGTTTAAGACCTTACGACGCTGGTGACTTAACAGGTCATTCTGAAACAGCTGAGGCTGCTACATTATTAGTTATTGGTTCTGAATTTAAAAAAGGCGACAACTACGATGGATCAGAAACAAGAAGTGCTAACGAACCTGACTTTAAAACTTTTACTAACAAACCAATTATAATGAAAGATTACTACGAAGTATCTGGATCAGACGCTTCTAGAATTGGTTGGGTAGAAGTTTCAACTGAACAAGGGCAAGGTGGTTACTTATGGTATTTAAAAGCTGAAGCTGACACAAGAGCTAGATTTACTGATTACTTAGAGATGGCTATGATTGAAATGGAACCAGGTACTACTCAAACAAATTCAGTTGGTGATGAATTAGGATTTGCTACTGAAACTGATGCTGGTACTGAAGGTTTATTTCATGCTATTGAAAACAGAGGTAATGTTACTTCTGGTGTAACAGGCGTTAATGCTGCTACTGATTTAGCTGAATTTGATGCTATACTAGCTGAGTTTGACAAGCAAGGTGCTATTGAAGAATACATGATGTTTGTAAACAGATCAACTAGCTTAGCTATCGATGATATGTTAGCTTCAATGAATTCTTACGGAGCTGGAGGTACTTCTTATGGAGTATTTGACAACGACGAAGATATGGCGTTGAATTTAGGTTTCTCAGGTTTCCGAAGAGGTTCTTATGACTTCTACAAATCTGACTTTAGATACTTAAATGATAAAGCTACAAGAGGTGGTATTAACGATGCTGCTGGATCCGCTGCTATTAGAGGAGTTATGATTCCAGCTGGTGTTTCAACTGTTTATGACCAACAAATGGGTAAAAACATGAAGAGACCTTTCTTACACGTAAGATTTAGATCTTCAGGAACTGATGACCGAAGAATGAAAACTTGGGTTACTGGTTCTGTTGGAGCGGCTACATCAGCATTAGATGTTATGCAACTTCACTTTTTAACTGAAAGATGTTTAGTAGTACAAGGTGCTAACAACTTTATGTTAATGAAGTAAGACTATTTATTTATAAGGGCGGTCTAGTATCGCCCTTATATTTTTATTAATTATATTATATATTATATTATGGCAAAGAAAAAAATAACTAAGGTTGAAGAGCCTATAGTTGAAGAAACAGTGGTTGTTGAACAACCTAAGGTTGAGGCTCCTAAAATAAAAGCTAAACCAAAAAATACTTGGGAAATAAAAGATAGGGTTTATTATTTAAAAAATAAACTTAAACCTATAACAAGATCTATTAAATCATCAAACGTATATTATTTTGATGAGCAATTAGGTTATGAAAGGGAGTTAAAATACTGTATAAATCAAAGAACTCCTTTTGTAGACGAAATGAAAGGTGATCAAAGACTAGATCATATAGTTTTTAGAAATGGTGCTTTACACGTAACAAGAGAAAAACAAACTCTTCAAAAATTATTATCATTATATCACCCTGATAAAGACGTTTTATATTATGAACACAAGCCTGTTGAAATAGCAGCTTACCAAATTGATAGACTTGAGATGGAAGCTGACGCAATATTAATGGCTAGACAAATAGATATTGATATGGCTGAGGCTATTATGAGAGTTGAAAAAGGATCGGCTGTAGCTAATTTAAGTTCTAAAGAATTAAAAAGAGATTTATTATTATTTGCTAGACAAAATCCAGATTTATTTTTAGAATTAGCTAACGATGACAATGTTCAACTTAGAAACTTTGGTATCAAAGCTGTTGAAGAAGGTATAATTTCTTTATCTAGTGATCAAAGATACTTTGTATGGAGCTCGACTAATAGAAAAATAATGACAGTTCCTTTTGATGAACATCCATATACAGCGCTAGCTCATTGGTTTAAAACTGATGAAGGTATGGAGATATATGCAAACATAGAAAAAAGATTTAATTAATAATCTTTTAACTTAATATTAATAGCCACTCATTACGGGTGGCTATTTTTATTTAAATGCTAACCTTTCACTTTATTATGTAACTATATAATAGTAAAATATATAGTAATGGCAGTAAATATAAACAGTGTATATCAAAAAGTTTTAGCTTTAGCTAACAAAGAGCAAAGAGGTTATATAACACCACAAGAATTTAATCTATTAGCAGATAGAGCTCAAAATGAAATATATGAAAATTATTTTCATCAAGCAAGAAATTCAAACGCTAAAATAAAAGATGACGATCAATATACAGACACATTAGAAATGATAGAAGCAAAGTTATCTCCATTTATTAAAGTTCAAGCTAACACTACTGTAAATACTGGCGTTTTAACTTTGCCAACTGATATATATAAATTAATTAATATTAAGCAAAATTTTAATATAATAACAGAAGTAACTAAAAAAGAAGAAGATTATATTTTAGGTTTTACAAATCAAAATAATGCTTTATATCCTAGCACAGTTCGTCCTATATATTCTAGGCGCAGCGCTACAACTATATTAATAACGCCATCACCAACTAATAGCTCTAGCATAGAAGTTACTTATTATAAAGAACCTACAACTCCAAGTTTTGATTATGTTGTAGTTAATGAAAAAGCTTTATACAATTCTAATACTAGTGTTAATTTTGAATTAGCTTCTTCAGAAGAAGAGCATTTAGTTTCAAGAATATTATTATTGGCAGGTGGTGCAATAAAACAACCTGATTTATCTCAAGGTGGCGCTTCACTTTTACAATTAAAAAACCAAGAACAAAATAGTTAATTATGGGATTATTAGACGGAACAACGCAATCATCTT